TGTCTATGACATACAAGCTATTGAACAAACGCTGAAAGACACCTATGGCCCAAGTTCCGTGGTCACTTTCTACGGCGCCACGCCTGCCGAAGAGCGGGCCGATATTGTGGCTAACTTCCAAGAGCCGGACAGTGAAGCACGTTTCTTTGTGGCTAATCCACGCACCGGGGGCTATGGACTGACGCTGACGGCTGCGACCAACGTGCTGTACTACAACAACTCGTACGATCTTGAGATAAGGCTGCAGTCAGAAGACCGCGCCCACCGGATCGGGCAGGAACATCACGTGCTGTACGTGGATCTGGTCAGTCCCAAGACTGTGGACGAGAAGATCATTCAAGCTTTGAAAGGCAAGATAAACCTTGCCCAACAAGTGCTGGGCGAAGAAGCGCGTAGCTGGCTTATCTAGGGGCTTGAGGCAAGCCTGCTATGCCCTGTTGCTCAATCAGTGAAGACACTGGATCGTTCGGGTACAACGCTGCGTAGCGTTGCCTTATCGTCGGGTCAGGTGCCGCTGGCGGCCGTGCCGCTGCTGGTGGCGTTTGTGGTGTTAAAGCTGCCGGCGCCGGCCCTGCGATCGGCGGTGCGACAGGGGGCGCTGGTGTTGGGGCCGGTGTTGACTCTTCGACCGGTCGTACAGAAACGGAGGCGTAATAGCTGGGGGCCCCAAGCAGACGAGACGCAACGTAACCGTAAGCTCGGTTGATACCGGCTATTTGTTCATTTTCAGTAGCGCCTGCGCGTAAAGCTTTCGATAAAGCAGATGCACCGCCGGGCTTTGAAATGTCTATCAATAGATCTTTGAAAGCCATTTGGGGTAAACCAAGAAATTGGTTTTGAGCAAGTTTGGCACCGGCACCCGTGGTTTGTATTGTAGGACTTAAACCCAACATCTTCGCGACCTCAGATACAGCTTGTGCGCCACCGAAGCGTGCAACAAAGTCTTTCATAGCATCCGTGTCTTTGTAATTAATAAAGTCGTCTGCGCCATCAGCAAGAGCCTCTTGTAAGTTTTTACCGCGTTGTAAAAACTCTTTCAGAGACTTAGCTTCTGCTTCGGGCAAAACTCCAGCGTTTTGCAAAACCTTAGCCAAAGGCACGCCGCCCTCTTTAAAATTGTCAAATCCGTGTAGGTCTTTGGTTTTTTGAGTGTTGTACAACACGTCATACAGTTTACGGAAATCAACAACGGCTTTTCCATCTTGAGTTGGAGCCGCTCTAGTTTTCGATATTACTGACCCAAGCACCGTGGAGAATAAGCCCTGTCGCAAAGACTCTTTGTAAGCCTCATTGCCTGACGCTCGATTAATATCTCTCGCTATTTGACCAAGGCGTTGCTCTGGAAAGTCGCCAATCAAAATGTTTGTGACAACTTTTTCTGCACTCTCTGCCTCTAAAAACGAGCCCAAACTAGCTTCTTTTGCCCTAGTTTTTGCACGATCACTGGCGGTATCAAAAGCGGCCTCTAAAGCGGTTTGCGCCTTAGCAACGTCTGATAAATCGTCTAGTAATGCCCCGTCCGGGTCTAAAGCGAGTATGGTGTTTTTGTATTGGTCTTTGAAGGTATCCAGTTGCTTTTGTGTAAGCTGTAAGAATTCTTCGCGCTCTCCTGTGATTGGATTTACTCGGCTGCTGGGTGTAGCCATGCGCGCAAGTTTGTCACGTAGAAAAGCGTCCATTGCGCCCGTAACAGATCCTAACAAGTCCTCATCTTGCACACCTTCGAAACGCATTGCCGTCAGCATATCTTCTACACGTTTGGCTTGCGTGCCATCCATGCCCAAAAACAAGCGATCTAACGCTGTCTCTGGGTCGATAACATCCGCTCCTGCCGCTTTGGAGCGTCCTAATTCGCCGGCAAAAGTCTGGTTAAACACTTGATTGTATGAATTAGCGTATCTTTCAGCAGTGCTCAAAGCTTCTAAATTTGCATCTCGGCCTGCCGCCAAACCATCTGCGATTCGCTGTTGAATGGCCACGTTAACACCATTATCCAATACAGCTAATTGGGCCGTTGTTGGGCCCTCAACAAAACCTTTTTCGGCAGTTCTTTTAAGTTGGCGTATCTTGTTACGAAACGCAAGTATCTCGCCCAGAGATTGAGGGACTGCTTCGTCTTGAACAAAATCGGACAAAGAAATTTTGCTCAAATCGTCGTCAATAGTACGGATGTTACGTTGTACAGATTCAACTTCTTTGGAAGTTTGAGCAAGTTTTAACACATTCGCTCGCACTCTTTGCGGTAACTCCGCGCCAAGCGCGCCTTCTTCGTCTGCTTTTTTACCAAAACCTAAGATGACTCTGTCTAAACGTGCTTCGTATCCTCGTTTTTGTGGACCACCTAGCGTGTCGACTAATAAATCAAACTCACTAAAAGCCTCTGGGTCGTTCTGCGCGGTCTTTTGAAAGGTTGAACCGATAGTGTTTAGACGGCTGGTAAGAGTCTTTTTGCGTTTGCCAGCTTCTGTCACAATGTCGTTGAAAACGTCACCACCAAGATCCAAACCGTAGTTCTGTAAGTCTTTGACTAGATCGCCTTTTAAATCGCCCGCTGCGGTCAGCAAAAAGTCCGCAGAGAGTTGTCGATATGACTGCAAAATCGGAGTCGTGTCGATAACCATGCGTTTGTCTACGGCGGCGTATAATTTACGTCTTACTTCTTTGGCTTCTTCCATAGCCTTGACGGCCGCGTCTTTTAAGATCGCACCCTGCTGTTTGCTTATGTCCACACTGGTTAGATCGCCTTGGCGTACCGCGCCGGCTTTTTCAGCGGCGTTTGCTGCTTTCAGCATGGCTTGATCGATAAGGTTCTGTAATTGCGTGGTAAACAGCTTTGTTTCAAGTTCGCCTGCTACCTGCAAAGCTTCTTGGTTGTCTATGTTTTTTAAAGTTTCAATGAGCGTAGAAACTTTTGCAGACGCCTCTTGACCTGCTTTTTTCGTTTGTTCAGATAAAATAGGATTATTTTTTCTGGTTATTGCTTCTTGCAACAAGAAAAACGGGTTGTTTGTCAGTTGTCCGGGTGTGACAGAAGCTGCAAAAGTAGGATCTGCCGCAACTAAACGATCTAATTCGTCTGCAAATTCTATGGGTTTGCCACCAGACGTTTCGTAAGCCCTAGCGATAAATTCTGCGGCTTTCCGACGTCGCAATCGATCGCCGCGATCTCGCAACCCGAACAGGTTGGCCGCAGAGCCCCTGAACCCTTTTTCGTCAATATCCGTCGCAATCGCACTGGCTGCTGGACGCCCTGCTTCAGCCACTAAACCTAGACCGGGCGTTGGGACAAGAGCCCCTGCAATACCTGCGATTAAACGAACTTCGTCATCGCCGGGGTAGTAAGCTTCTGCAAAACCCTCCGCTGCCGCCGGGACCACGCTTAAAAACAACTCTTGTGCCGCAAATTTAGTAGGCCCCGACTCTCGGGCCCTCTTGCCAACCCCGCTGACTAAATCCTCTAAAAATTGACGACGGGCTATTTTCCCCGTGCCCTTTGTCGCGACTGCACTCGTTGGGTCAACTTTTAGAGCGGCCTCTCTTTGTGTTTGCAATCGAGCCATCAATCGTTTCGATCCAAAGTCCACGGCGTCAGGGATGGCTTTCAAACCAACTTGTGTAGTGGGGCTCAAAGAAGCGACGGCACCCAAAGTTTCACCTGCAACACCAAAAGGTCGCTCTGACGGCAATAACTCTCGTTCGTCAAAAACGACGTCCTCTAAAGCTTCTCCTACACCTGTTGCTCCAACCACAAGTGCTGTCAGCAAACCACCGCCTAGCAATACCGGGGCAGATGCTACGCCTAAAGCTCCTAAACCTGCTGCGGCGGCATATCCAGCGGCCCCTGCCGGAGCGCCCGCAAGCGCACCACGTCCGAACCCTTGTGCAAGGGTGTATCCGGGGCTAGATACCAAATCATCCGGATCTCTACCGATTAATTTGGCTACGATGACCTCATTCGTGAACCCAGCTTTCCGTGCAGCCTGCACGTCAAAGTTGTTTTTTTCGCCCAATTTAATTGCAATCGTGTCCATTGCGGTTCGTTCATCAAAACCTTTTTCGCGCAACATTTCATAAGCGCCCGAAAAATCAAAATCGACCGGCTGCTGCAGCTTTTGTCTTGCGACATCCAAAGCCTCTTCTTCTTTGTCCGCGCCCACGCGAGTTTGCTGGATGATGGTCGACGGTAAATAAGTGCTAGGGATCGGCATTATTTAAAAAACTTGTCAAGTTCATCAAAAACTTCCTCAGAAGGCTTCAATTTGTTTTCGTACGCTTGAATCACATTGTCGTATTCAGCCTTGATAGCGTTCATTTGTGCTAAATCTTCTTGCACTTTAGCGATTTCACGTCGATTCAGATTTGCGTTTTGCAACAAGTCTGTTTGGTTTTCGATGCCCAGATCCATCGTCTGCCGCGCTATTTTGAAGTAGTCGAAAGCCTCTTCGTCTTGCAGAGCGAACTCACCTGCAGGCACCTGCAAGTTCTTTAACATCCGTTGCAGTTCGACATTGTCTTTGCCGGGAATCGCAGCCATAAGAGTGGTTGTCGCAATGGTGCTTAACGTCTCCACCGCTTTTTGCGCTTGTTTGGTGTCCCGTGCAATACCGGGTTCAATGCCAAAAATGATATTACCGGCTAAGTTTGCAATCGTACCAAACCTGCTACCAATAGCCTCACGTCCGCCTGTTGCAAGCGTAATGTCTTCTATGTCTTGCGTAATACGAGGCGGGAAGGACCTTTGATCAGTAGGCGCACCCGTGGGCATCGCCGACCGTCCCGCACCCGGCATCACCAAGCGCCCGGTGATCGGATCGTAAGGGCCGCCGGGCAATTGTTGCTCTACAGGTCCGCCTTGAGCGAAGCCCGGAAGCGATGGTATTGCAATACCCATTTCTTGACGTGCTTGCAGCGCAGCACGCAAAGACGGAGGTAAGTTGACTGTCGCCATCGGTCGTCCAGAAACATCAAGACTCTGTCGTCCGTAGACGTTAGTCAACGCTTGATCGAAGCCCGGTATTACGACGCCTTGGGCGTACTGTCTTATAAGGTCTGTATCGCCCAAAATTGTTTGCTGCTCGGCAGAGGTGCCGTATGGTAAACCGCCCTGTGTTGAAACAGCGGCGTCAAAAACAGCCTGCTGATTTGCTAGTAAGGCTTGGTTTTGAGCCCGTGCGTCTTTTCTTAAATTTAAGTAACTGTTGAGTTGTTGGTCATAGGCTGCGATGTTTAAGCCTTGTTGCATAGCTTCGTTTCGCAACACTTTATATTGCTCGTCGATCGCGTTGAGGCGCTCTTGCTCTGACTCTCCCGTGCCGAACATGCCGGTGGCATCCGTGCTAGGCAAACGAGATTGCCTGTCTTCTTCTATTTGTTCTTGCAGTTCAAACTTCTGCTCGTCTAAATCCACAAGCTGGTTACGGTATGTGTTCAACGCTTCATTTTGATCGCGTGTGACCTGTAAACGTGATTCTTGCAACGCGGCGTTTATCTCACCTTGCGCTTTGTCTCTAGCAATTCCTAATTCGTTACCAAGTCGAGCGAGGTCCTGAGAGTTTTCGAAGTTTTGAGATATTTTCGACATGTCTTGAGAGAACCCAAGATTCGCTAACTCGATCGCGTTCTGTTGCATCTTCAAACGAGCACGGTTTGCAATGTCTTCGTTATCTTCCCGCGTGGCAGTATTAATTTCGGCCTGCAACTTCATCTGATCTTGTTTAATTCGATCGAGTTGATCGTTGTTTTCGGTTTCGAACTGTTGTCGATCATTCTGCATGAAGAAATTGAAACCGAACTGAGCTTTGAGAGTGTCCGCAGCGGAAAGGGTTTGGGCTTTCGTGAGCCTGCCTTTAAAAAGTTGGTCCTCTCTGCGCGCTGCTGCGGCCAAGATAGAATCTCTCGACTGTGCTTGACGCGCCTCTGCAGCAGCTTTAGCTCTGGTTTCAGTGCCAATACCTTCTTTGATTGCAGCTAACTTGATAGCACGCTCAGTTTCACGTTGTTTGGCGAGTCGTTCACCCTGTCGTTGAGCAAAGGGGGCTGCCGCCGCGCCTAACTGCGAGAGAAAAGGTTGGCCGGCAATATTACGTCCTTGAGCATCTCGTCCCGAAGCGAATTGAAAACCCGCCGTCGCTAAATCTAGCGCCATTTGCTGTTTACGAGCTTTGTCCGCGCCACCTAAATCAGCGGCTTTTGTCATCAAAGCTTCGTAACGGGCTGCAGCGTCTTCTGCGCTTTCAACTGCCGTAGGTCGTAGAGATTCTTCAAATAACCTGCCCATCAATTCATCGTCACCTAGAAGAGCAGAAAAAGGTCTAGGTTCGGTAATTGAGGTGAATCGTTCGCCCATAGAGGCCCGTGGGTCAAAAGGGTCGTAAACCGCACCTGCCGCTGCAAACTTTTGAATTGGCTTCTGAACACCACCGCCGGCTGCAAATTGTTGCGGAGCACCGTCCATCGGAGCACCGGCCATCATCAACTGACCAACGCCTTGGCCCATGTCCGTGGGCGCTCCAGCTTCGGTCGCCATGTCGATGTCTGACGTCATACCCTGCATCAGGTCGCCAATACCACTGTTCATGGCGCCTTCTTCTGTAAGCATTATCGCAGGCTGTACCATCGCCAAAACGGCTTCTGGCGTCGCCATCGCGTCATCTTGACCTACAAATTCAGCTAGTTCCGTGCGCCGTGCTTCGATCGGCATGTCATTGCCACGTATAGCGTTGATCATGCTTTCTATGTCTTCTGCTTGGTCGATACCGCCAAGCGTGTTGGCAACGTAGTCCAGACCAACCTGCTGACCTTCGGCTTCCGAGGCCATCTGTACCTGACCGGCCGCCTCTTGAGGCATGACCGGCCCGCCCTCTTGCTTGGCGATAACGCCACGGCCCATCAAGATATCTTTTTGTGTAATCTTGCCGTCACCGCTCAGATCAGGGAAACCGTTCACTGAACCACCCTCGGCACGAAACAAAGGTCTATTCATTACGTTCATCAAAAAGCCCTCGATAATCCTGCCGCACCTGCTGCCAAACCGGCGACCTGTTGAGCAAAGCCCGGACTAGGCGCCGATTGTTGGAACACCGCACTTTGTGATGATGGCAACGCTTTCGTCATGTCGCCCAAGAAACCTAGCTGTTTGAACGGCTCGTCATACGCTTGGCGTTCAGCGGCAAACTGTGCGTTAAGCACGTTTTGAGCTTGTTGTTGCTGTGTGCCACCAAAGCCCATTAACTGAGATACGTCTGCCGCGCGCTGCTGTTGCGCCTGCTGTCCTAGACTTGCTTGGATTTGACCCATAGAAGCCAGACGTCCGCCTAACTGACCGGCTTGGCCGGCTAATGCGCCAATGCCCTGTGCCGCCTGTTGTTGTTGCCCTGCAAGAGCCGCGAGTTGTGACACGTCGGCTTGACCTAATTGACCGAACTGTAGTCCTAGTTGACCGCCTGCGCGTGCCAGATCGGCTCTTTGACCCGCCATTGAAGCTAATGACTGTTGACCTTGCATGCCTAGTTGACCGCCCTGTAAAGCGCCACGTTGTGCTATTTCTGCAGCAGATAATCCAAGCTGACCGCCCTGTAGCGCAGCTTGCTGACCCATCTGACCCGCCTGCAAACCAATCGAACCGCGTAGCTGTTGAGCAGCCTGTGCCGCTTGTGCTTGTGCCTGTGCGTTCGCAGCCGCCTGTTGTTGAGCAGACATGCCTAACTGTGCGCCTTGGGCCGAGAGTCCGGCTTCAGACTGCGCTAACTGACCACCAAGACCAGCCGCTTGTAGTTCACGCCCTTTACCTGCTTCGAAGGCTTGTTGTGACGCCTGCAGTGCTTGTCCGTAGCCTTGACTCAATAGTCCGGAAGTTTGTCTGGCAATCTGGTCGTTGATAGCTCGATCAATCTCTGCAGCTTGTACCGCACCTCTGGAACCGCCGAAGGCCCCGGCAGCGACTTGCTGTGCCCGAGCCTGTTGTTTTTGCAGTTCACCGGTACGCAAAGACTCTTGTCGAGCAGCCTCTACTACTTGTTGTGTGTACGGGTCCATAAACGCCGCTATACCGCTGGGGTCGAACTGTGCGCCCGCGTCGGTAAGCCCGCCTCTGATGCCACCAATATCTTGTCTTGACTGTAGAAGGCCGCGTTGTCCTTGGGCGGCGGTTTGTAAGCCGCCTCTAGTAGCAGCACCAAGTTGTCCACCCAACGCACCGGCTGTACCAAGAGCCCCGATGCCTACATCGGCAGCGAGTTGCCTGCCCTGTTCAGCACCAAGTCCCAAACGTGTTGCTGTGTCGCTTGCAGCACGTTGAGCGGCGACGTCTGCCGCAGAGAGTCCTTGCTGTGCCGCCTGTACTTGTAGAGGCACACCAGCAGCAGCGCCCGTAATGTCACTAGCAGCCCTAGAAAGTCCTTGTATGGCCTGATCGCGGAAGCTGTACGGCTCTGCGCGCGTATCTGCTGCGAGGGTCTGTGCATCTCGTAAGGTGCCAAGTCCGCCTTGTTGTGCAAGTAAAGCCGCCTGTATACCGGGCAACGCACCACCTGTGATGATGTCTTGACCGGCTTGTGTGGATTGCAACGCACCCTGCAGAAAAGGCTCGTAGCCACCGATACCTGTTCGAATAATGTCGCCCGCCGCTATCTGGTCAGCAGTCATGCCTGCAACAGCTTGCGTAGGCGGTGCGATTCCTGACTCTTGTAAACGTCGAACGTAGTCTAGAGCGTCGGAGTAGATTCCCGTTTTGTACGCTTCGATTTCTGGCGCTTCACGAACTATCTGTTCTGTGTAGGTGTTCTCTGCCATTACGCCATTCTCTCAAACTTGCTCATAAGGTCGTACATGTTCTTCATTCCGTTTTGGCGGCTGCCGTTACCGGCACCGCGCACAGCTTTCGCCGTAAATACAAACTCTCCGTCGCTCAACATAGCAGGGATATCGTCACTGGTTTCAGTGCCGGGGCCTTCGATCGGGCCGTTCATGCGAGGAAAGTTTTCTATTTCGCCACCGGCTGCCGAGTACGCCACCGGCTGATAAACCGGGGTTTGCAAAGACTTGTATTGATCAGAAACGTCTTGGATTGTGTAACTAGACGGCAGCCGCATGGTGCCGGGGCCAAGCTCATACGTGTAAGGGTTTTGCTCTCGTAGGTCAAAACCGGTGACTTGTTCGGCGACATTATAGTCTTGCGGTTCCTGTCTACTCAAAGCATCTAAAGCCATTATTCCGCCAATCGCAGGTGCATAACTACGAATTAAACCGGGTTTGGTTGAAGCGTCCATTATCTTTTTGACAGCAGCTTCAAAATTTGGCGATCCCGCCGCTAGTCCCGGTTGTGTGTCCCGAACAAGTTGTTCTGCGGCGGCTCTTTGGCCTGCTCGGGGCATAAACACGTCTTTGAATCCCCGAACTGGATCAAAACCTAATTCACCACCGGGCAACAGACGGTCGATGCCTTGTCGGAAACTAGAAACAGGCACGGTTGTCGCCGTAGAAGCTGCACCCGCACCTGCCGAAGCCGCGCCAGCACCCGTCGTAGGTGCTCCTGCACCCGCTTGATAATCTTGTATTTGAGAATCACTAAAGCCCATGCGTTGTAAGGCTTCAGTGTCACTTGTAATAATGTTCGGAGTCGATGTCGTAGTCGTACCGGTAGCTGGGTCAAAAGTAGCCTTGCCCGCATCGTAATAACCCGTACCGGCACCCGCAGTCGTTGTAGTGCCAGCCGCCGGGTCAAAAGTAGCTTTGCCCGCATCGTAATAACCAGTGCCTGCAGTGCTTACCGGCGTGCCAGAAGATGTTGTAATTTCTGAAAATAATTGATTAGTCGGGTCTGCATCAACGATGCCGCGTAAACCGCCTGCATTCGTGTCGTACATTGCCTGCGTTGGTTTAGGCAAAGTTTGCATGGTCGCTGAAGTCGTAGTTGCTGCCGGGGTTACGGTTGCTGCCCGAACAGGAACCGCCGTGCCATCCGGCATGTAAGTGAACTGAGCCTGCTGTTGCGCAGGCGTCAAAACCGTAGACGCGGGGGTAGCTAAAGAAGCATCTACAGGCACTGCCGTGCCGTCAGGCATGTAAGTAAATTGAGCTTGTTGTGCTGACGCGGCTTGTGAAGCGGCAGTCGGGTTCTTAATACTTTCTAAAGATGACGCCACAGCAGCAGCTTCAGCAGCTTTCGCCCCACCGGCAGCAGCAGCCTCACCTATTGTTCTTGTAAACGCACCCTCACCAAATGCGCCTGCTTTAGCGCCTTGGAAGAAACTACCGCCCTCGCCCGCAGCAGACATGCCGCCACTAATACCGTTCATCACCCCGGCTGTCAGACCGCTAATAGCGGCTGATTTCAACGCGTCTTTTAAGTTACCGCCGTTGATGAGTGTCGCGATGCCTGATCCGGCAGCCGCGCCCAAAGGTCCGAGGAAAGCGGCACCGACGATCGGTAATACAACCGTGACCGCTTTTTTAACAAACTTTTTCAATCCACCAAAAAGCTTCTTTAAAAAGAACTCTGGTTGCCCGGTGACCGGGTTCAGAGAGTTTAGCTCGTTACCTACCACATAACGCTCGGGCTCGATGCCCATGTCGCGCATTTGTTGGAAGATACGGTCTTTAAGAATTGGGTTTTTGCGGAAGACCTCCATCGGTATGACGGTTTCGCCTTCTGCAGCGTGGATCATGTATTCGTCTTCGTGACGACCATAGGTTGCGAGTTGATCGGCTACGCGCTTGACTTGAGCAATGCCCGTTTGAGGCAAGTCATCTTCGTCATCCGTGGCCCAAGAGCCCTCAGTCGCGGTCAAAAACGAGGCGATGCCGCCAGCAGGAACCTCTATCGGTTCAATATCTTCGAACTCATCGTACTGAAGTGCAGCTTGTCCCATAATTTATCCGACGGTTACAACAATCGCGCCCTTATTTATTACCTGTACACTCCCAACAAGCCCTTGTGCCTCTAAGGGATCGGTCGTATATGGCAACTCTTGCGACAGGCTGATCCAATTAGCCCCATCGTATACTTGCAGCAGGTTCAAAGTCAGGTTCCAAATCAAATCTCCTCTGGAGAATTTAAGCTGATCCCTCTTCGTATTCGTAAACTGCGGCGTAGAATCCGGATCGACTGAGTCTAAACTGATCTCTAATAAACGTACAGCCCTGTTATAGGTGCCAGAGTCAACGGCTTCACCAACTGCAAACGGTAGTCTGCCTTGTAAAAGCTTGCTCATCGTCGACCGTTGGCTTGCAGATCCAAACGTGTTGCACCGAGCCGAAAACCTACCCCTAAGCGCACGTCTGTAGAGGCGTCATCGTCTGATTCAAACCGCACTGCTGCTTGCCGAGCCCTAGCTCGCATGTCTACTTTTGTAGTCGTGGCCGTAAAACTAGTGGTTTGGTCCGTGGTCAGTGTGCTGCCGGGGAAGTTGCGTGCTTTTAACACCACGTTTATGGCCTGATCGCTACCGCCGTTACCGTTGAATTTCACGTCTGGGATCATACGGCGTATAAACTGAAACTCTTCGCCATCGCCAATGTCAAAGTCAGCCGACTCTATAAACACATTGTCCATTGGAGTGCCGTCGTTGTCGTTGCCGGTTTCGTGTTGATACAGGTAGTTAACAGAAGAATCTGCACCAGCGGCCCGTGGGAAAGCGACGATACCCTCGTCAAGCCAAGCGGTGCGCGATAGCTGTCCTATGTTCCAGCTTTGCTCTAGGTAGTTGTAGACCACGTACCTATCGATTGCGTTGCTATCAGCAGAACAATAAAACCACCCTACCTCGTTGAATTGCTTGTTTACAAAGGCAAAGAACTGAAACGCTTGGCCTTCGTTGATGTCGGAAAACACGTACGAATGCACGCTACAGGGCACCACAGCAACACTGCCGTTGTACATGTAGAAGCCTTTTTTATCCATCCAATACACGCCCGCCGGGGTGTTGACAGAGGCGTTGGGGCCCATAAGGCTGACACCCTCGTTGACTAAGTTCAGGCCGAAGGTCAAAGGTGTGCCAATGAACTGTAGGCTGTATAGGGCGACGTCGGTCCAGATCAAAGTTTCTTGGCGTGCCCGCAGACCGCCAATGATCTCAGAACCTGCCGAACAACGCAGTGATCCTGCCGTGGTGTCTGCTCTTGGTTCCCATTCGGCTGCGTTCTCTTGGTCTGAAAAAGCGATAAGTAAGGGGTCGATCGTGCCCGTTCTGGTGGTTCCAGCAACGTCCGTCAACGGATCAGCACCCAAAATTAAAACGTGTCGGTCTACGTCCGAAACAATGACTTGCAGTCCTTTGGTCGGTGCGGCGTTGGCACCGGACAATGAGCTCAAAGCTACGGCTCTTGTGTTCAAGCCGTTGGTCTTGTCCCAATAGTAGATACTGCCCGCACGTGGGTTAGAGATCAGGTCTTCTCCAAAGTTGTCCATCGACCACAAGCGTAATTGGTTTGCATCACCTAAAGAGGTGGTAGACCCCCAAGTACCTGACGACCAAGCGCCAACACCCCAACCTGTGCCGTCCACGAAAACATCCAAACCCGAGTTTATTTGGTATGTGCCGACGACAGAGCCCCCACCGTTGCCACTGTCGCTACTGTTTGCGGTCACGGCAGCACTGTCGGTGTCTTTTGCAGATATCGTAAACGTATTAGCGGTCGGAACCGTTAACACTTCGTATTCTTGATTTAACACGGCAGCAGTGACGTTGCCTCCAAGACTTGCTGCCCCAGAAAACGTGACGAAATCACCGTTAACTGCACCGTGCCCGGAGTCAGTGACTGTGATCGTACCGGACCCATCTGTCGCAGCAAACGTCACATCTCCTGCAGAGGTCGTTGCACGTATTGGCGTGATGTCGTTGTACGAAGAGCCTTCTTGAATATACAGCTTGCTTCGTGTGCCGAGGCCCAAGAGCTTTGTACCGTCGAGATCGACCCACCCAAACAGCTTTCGACCGGTGCCCTCGTACGATGCTTGTATGTATTTTTGCCAGCCGCCTATCTTTTCCGGCAACCCCTTGCGAAACCGAACCAAATTGCCGTCAAACCACCCGCCCTCTGCGGTGTAATCGGTGCCTTCTTTGTTGATGCCGGGGTTGAAGATAAACTTTTGCAAAGGCATTACTGGTACTCTCCTGTTCGGATCATTTCAGTCACCTCTATGGCACGATTACCCACCTGTTGGCTCCAGCGGCTATCCATAAACTCGTCTGCTGCAATGTCAAACTGCTCTCTAGACATGGCCTCAACCGCTTTGATAAACCCACGCAGTCTTGTCTGACCCAGATTAAAACTAATGTCGATCATGGCATCCTGACGCGCTTCGTTTAGGGCAGGAAACCAGAAATACGTGTCCGTTAACTCTTGTCGGACACGCTCTATGTCATTGTTCAAAAGGTAATCTATTTCGTCATCAGATAACCCAAGACCGGAGTCAGCTATGTTGCGGCCAACACCAATGGTTTCATAGCCAGCAGAACACATATAGACTTTGGAGCGAACACCTTCATGGCGTTTAAGCATTTCGATTAATTGAGTCATTATTTCTCCCTGCTCACACCTCTAGTTTTTTCGTAGGATCTCATAGCGCCGAGACCTAGCATTCCAGTCATAGTAGTCATTAGCAGCGACGGATCTATTTCTGGGACCTCTACCCAAATCCCTGCAATCGGGGCTATTAATACATGATACAGGAGGCCTAGACTACAGCACCAACCGATCGAGGGGCGCCACCCGGCAACGAACAGCGACTTGTGAGCAGCCTCAACCTTGTTGATCTCCATTTGACCCTTGGCAAGTTCAGCGGCATGGCGTTCTGCTAAGGTGCTCAACTCAAAAGCGATACGATTCTTCTCGTCCTTGTCTTCAATAACCTTGTCGAGCAAAGAGGTAGCTGGGCCTATGAGTGATGCGAGTATGCTCATCGTTTCGCCATGTACGCTGTAGCACCAAAGTATAGACCTACTATGCTCGCCTGACTAAGAAATAACATGTCACTTAAAGACGCCAGAGTGGACAAACGAGACTCAGGTATGAAGGGCAAAAGTGGTAGTAGAGCGAAAACCACCATACTAGTAAGACTAACCCAAGCCATTCTTCGTTGACTATCTGCTTTCTCTTCACGCAGTTCGATCTCAACAAGCTCTTGATTTCTTGCCAGTTCTTCATCGCTTACTGTCCCGTCCCCATCAAGGTCGTACTGAGCATAACGTGATTTAGGTTCTAACTTCTTAGGACTCATTATCTTTACCTGCGATATAGCCAGCACAAAGACTTACGATGCCAATGATGGCGTGTTCTAGCAACCTAATTACAGACTCGTCGGGTGGGCGGCTTTCCGTAATCGCTATATAAAAATCGCCAATAACTATGGTCGCAAGCAAGAAGATCAGCCCCACAACCAAGATCATTACCATTTTTGCTTTCATTCTGACGCTGCCTTTTTGGGATCACGGAACAGTATCTTGTTACCAGCATCTGCAGTGGGTATCTCTCGTACTGCACAATACGTTGAGAAGTATCGGTTGTTACTAAGAAGCTGATTGATGCTGCCAACAGACTGTGCGTTGAGCGCGTTACTGTACTCAAGGCACGACGTAAGTTCTTGAAAGTAAAACTCTTGTCCTGTGGGTTCACCCCGCTCAAGAATAATCAAAACGAAGATCATCATGCTCATGCTTCAAGATCCAGATAATCTTGTCGCGTGACTTTGAGTGTTGAGGTATGTATCTCGCCGCTACGATACTCATACACAAGTTCGCTGTAACGAGTTATCGCTGCAATCTCTTTGGTTGTATTGCGAGAGATTTGATCAACGCGGTAAGCGTCCCGCAACTGGTCAATCCCGCGATATGGCACATTAACGCTATTCGGAAACGGTGCTATCTCCATCACAGCCTACGCTTTTTCTTCACAGCTTGGGTTCTCACGGCTTGAGGCTTAACCAAGTCCCAAGATAGCAACTCAACGTCAAGCTGATGTGCGGTTCCAA